CAAGGCTCCGCTCTCGACCATCAACGGTCTGACCCCAGCGGCGGACCGCCTCCCCTACTACACGGGGGCGAGCTCCGCGGCTCTGGCGACGCTCACGTCCTACGCGCGGACGCTCCTCGATGACGCGGATGCGGCGACGGCTCGGACGACCCTCGGCGCTCAGGCCTCCGACGCTACCCTGACGGCTCTCGCGGGTCTCACGACCGCGGCGGACCGTCTCCCCTACTTCACGGGCGTCGATACTGCGTCGGTCGCGACCCTGACTTCCTACGCCCGGACGTTCCTCGACGATGCGGACGCGGCGACCGCTCGAGCGACGCTCGGTCTCACGACCGGGACCAGCGCCGGGAACGTCGTCGTCCTCGACGGCTCGGCTCGACTCCCGGCGGTCGACGGCTCTCAGCTAACGGGCGTCTCGCCCTACACGGCCGATGCGTGGACCTTCCAATGGTCCGCGGCGGCTGGCTCTCCGGCGACGCTCGCTAACTACACCGGGAGCGCGAACATCTCCGCGGTTACCATCGTGGGCGCGGGCGCATTCGGCGGCGCGGCGGTGACTTACGAGACCGTTTCATGCTGGGAGTTCACTCCGACGGCGGTCAGCGAGCGTCAGGAGCTCACGGTCCAGCCCGTGACGCCCGTCGATGCGTGGGAGCTCCGGGTTCGCGTATGGCTCCCGGGAGAGGACGCGACGGGAACGCCCCAGCATGTCGGCGCGCTCGGGAAGCAAGTCGGGACGAATACGCCTCAGTTCCTCGCGGGCGCCTCGGTCACGGGCGCATGTCGTCAGAACGGGACCTCCGAGGAGGTCAAGATTGACACGGCGGACATTCGTCAGAGCTGGGTCACTCTAACCATCCGAGCGACTCCGGTATTCAGCGCGACGACCCCGAGCAACTGGGCTCAAATCGCCTATCAGCTATGGTGCGGCGAGCATCTCGTCGGCACATGGAATGGGGCGAACGTCACGGCGGGGAGCCTCGCCGCGGGCCTCATCCGGTTCGGCAAGTCGACCGGGACCGGGACGCGGGTCATGCGTATCGCGTCGCTCCAGTGGCGCAGCGGCAACAACCAGGCGCCTCCCAGCTACACGTTCCGTGGCATGGGCTTCGGCGGCGGAGGTCCAGCATGACGTCGAGGCTTTCTTTCTCCGCGCTCCTCCTCGGGGCGTGCTCGGGCGCTCATCTCCCTCCGGTCCCGGCTCCCTCGTCGGTCCCGTCGTCGAGCTCCTCGAGCGCGCATCGCCCGTGGGTATGCTCGACGCCCGTCGGCGCTCTCGAGCTCCCGCTCCCCGAGGCGCACGGTCTCCCGCTCGTCGGCGTGTCGGTCGTCGTCCAGGTCGGACCCCAGCGGGTCACGGTCGCGTGTGAGGCTCCTCGCGTCGTCGAGATTCCGAGCGAGGCTCCGACTGAGGCTCCCGCTCCGGCTCCCGAGTCGGCTCCGTGAGGGGCTCTCTCCGAGGCTACCGGACGCTCGTCGCGGGCGTCGTCGGTATCGTGGCGATTACCGTCCTCGCCATTCATGGCGAGGGCTCGACGGATGGGGCTATCGCGCAAATCGCGGGGATTATCGGCGTCCTCGCGGGTCGCTCAATGGCGGAGAGGGACTCGCATCCTCCCGCGCCTCCTCCGGCCTCTGGCGGTCCTCCCGCATGACCTCTCGACTCCTCCTCGCGATGAGCCTCATCGGATGCGGCGCGGCTCCTCGCAAGGGGGACGACGAGCCTCGACTCCGACCATCCCCAGCGGAGCGGGCGGTCGCTATCGGTCTCGTCACGCTCGGGACCGGGGTCGCTACCATCGCCTCGTCATGTCCCGACCAGACCGCGGAGGACTGTCGAGCGCTCTCCGCTCGAGCCGGGGCGGTCGTCCTCTCGGTCTCCCTCGCGGCGGCGGCTCAGGCGTGGCTCGCGGCGTCGGACGACGAGGTCGCTCAGGCGGCGGAGCTCGAGCGCTGGGAGCTCGAGCGGCTCCGGGCCCTCGAGGAACATGACCCCTAATGGATGCCCTCCAGGTCCTCGGGATAGCAGGCGGGACGCTCACAATCGCGGGCGCCGTCTGGCGGGTCGTGTCGTCGGCGGCGCATGTAGGATTTGAGGTCGAGCAATTGCGTCGGGACTTGTCTAGGCTAGAATCGAAAGTCAAAGAGCTCGAGGACACGCGGGTCTCTGGAAAGACGCTCTCCGAAAAGCTCCAGGGCCTCCGGACCGACGTCCTCCAGAGGGTCGAGCTCAAACTCCGAGGAGGCAGTGACAGCCTATGAATATCCTTGTCTACGCGGAGACAGCGGCGGGACGGGACCTACTCCGACACGCGGCGACCATCGTCACGGGCGGCGCGGGGTCGGTCACGGTCTACACTCAGGTCCTCGACGCGATGCGACAGCTCGACGAGGAACCTCCTCCGGACCTCGTCCTCGTCGCGGAGGACGTCGAGGTCGGGGAGCTCGCCCCGAGCGAGCGTGTCTTCTTCGACCATCTCCTCCTCGCGGCGCGGCGGCGCAAGATTCCCGCCGTCCTCCTCGGCTACTGGCAACAGACGGGCCAGAGCTACGGGGCTCCGGTCGTCGCGGACCTCGGGGCGGAGAATCGGGTCCAGACTCTCCAGCGGCTCGTCGCTCAGGCTCGGACCTCTCTCCTCGGGCTCGGAGTCGCGGCCTAATGCCTACGCCTAAGCGACCAAAGAGCGCGCATAAGAAGCCAGGGCGTCCGAGTCTTTGCACGGACGAGACCATCCGGCGACTCTGCGAGGAGCTCGAGCGGACGGGCGTCGTCAAGTATGCGGCCGCGCTCGCGGGCGTCTCCGTCGACGTCATCGACCTATGGCTCTCTCGCGCTCGAGAGGGTGGGCAATACGCCAAGTTCGCGAACGCTTGGACCCTCTCCCGGGAGCGCTCACGAGCGGCGCTCGTCGCTCGCATCATGGAGCACGCCGACCGGGACTGGAGGGCGTCGGCGTGGCTCCTCGAGCGTCTCGATCCGGCGACGTGGCCCCAGAAGCCGGAGGTCGTCGTGACGACTCACGTCAACCAGGGGGCGAACATCGCGCCTCTCCTCCGTCAGCTCGTCCATATGCCGAGCGAGGCGCACGGGGACGACCCGCCTCCGAGGGGGACGGCCTAGTCGATGCCTCGCATCGGCGAGCTAGCCCTCCTCCCGTGGCAACGTCGGTTTATCGGCGGCGGTCTCTCGGGGTCATGGTCGAGGGATGTCGCGGCGGTCCGCGGCGGTCTCGGGTCGGGGAAGAGCCTCGCCCTCTGCGCGCTCGCGGTCATGCTCTGCGACACGCGACCAGGCGCGCTCGTCGTCGTCGGTATGGATACCTTTCGACGGTTGCGGGACGTACATCTCCCGCACTTGCACGGGCTCCTCGCGGGGAGCGCGGTCGTCTATGCGGCCTCGGAGCAGGCTTTCGTCTGGGCTAATGGGTCGCGACTCCTCCTCGCCCACCTCGACACGCCCCAGAACAGCGGGCCCGGCTCGTCGCCTATCGAGGGCCTCAACGCTCACGGGGTCCTCATCGACGAATGTCAGGTCCTCCGCTCCGACGTCCTCGACGTGGCTCGCTCTCGAGCTCGCGTCCCGGTCCGGGATACGGAGGGCATCGAGCGGCGACCTCTCGTCGTGACCTGTGGCATCCCGGTCGAGCCAGCATGGTGGGTCGACCGGACGCGGGACATCGGCGGCGCGGCATACCTACCCCAGAGCGCGGAGAACGCGAGACACCTCGGGGACGGATGGCTCGACCGGATGCGGGAGACCCTGAGCTCGCGAGACTACGCGGCGCTCGTCGAGAATCGCCCTCTCCCTCCGGTCGGGTCCGTCTTCTACGCATGGGCTCCGGAGCGATGCGTGACCTCGGAGACCGTGGACCTCGGGTCAATGCGGACGATGCTCGCTCTCGACTTCGGTCTCCGGTTTCCCTGCGCGCTCCTCCTCGTCGAGCTCACGCGCGGTCGATGGCATGTCCTCCGAGAGTGGGCTCCGGACGATGAGACCCTCCCGGACTTCCTCGCGAGACTCGGCGCGGAGCTCGTCCCGCGTCGCCTCTGGACCGCGGGGTCTCGACATCTCCCGGTCGACTCCATCGTCGCGGACCCAGCGGGCGCGGCGCGCTCCGCTCAGACCGGAGTCGCGGACCTCGACCTCGTCGCCCTCGCTCCTCCTCGAGGGCTAGGCATCCTCCCGCGGGTCGAGCGTGACCCCGAGCGGCGCGACATCGTCAGCGGTTGCACTCGCGTAAACCTCGCCCTCGAGCGCGGCGCGCTCACGGTCGACCGGACCCTCTACGATGCGGGCCTCCGGGCTCCGGCCTCGAGGCGGACGCTCGCTCGGGCGATGACGGGTTACCGCTGGGACGAGCGGGCCCCGGGTCGACCGAGCAAAGACGGGACCCACGACCATCACGCGGACTGCCTGCGGTACGCGGTCCGGGAGGTCCTCTGGTATCTCGCGGACGCGCCTCGAGAGCGAGACGCTCGACCAGCTCCTCCGCGTCGAGCTCCATCGAGCGCGCTCGATGAACGCTAGACTTGACGCGGTCGAGGGGCGTGGTAGGGTCGAGGTCGGGGGGAGTCCTGTCCTCTTCAAGCCTTCTGAAGGGTCCAAGCACGGCGAGTCAAGCTCCGACGCGGGCGCGGCGAATGGGTCGTCTCGGCGTGTCGGAGATGCCATCCCCCCGATAACTCTTTGCATCCCCCGTCAGGACCGAGGCCCGCGGATCTCTGGCCCGACCATCGATAGACGGTCGCGTCGGACGCATCGAGCACGCTCCGGCGTGCGTTTCCTGACGGGGTGTGCGTTTACTCGCGGTCTGTGGTAGTCTCTGGCCCGTGGCTATCACGACCCGAGTCCAGAGCTACTCCGCTCCCGAAGCCGTACCCGGTCAGGGCGTCGGGACTCAGTCGCTCCCCGTCAATGACGGGGAGACGAACACGCGCCTAGTCGCGGTCGCTCCTCGCATCGCGGCCTATCGTCAGGCGATGCGGTGCGCTCCGTGTGCGGTAGGAGCTCAGGCCCTTCTCGGGCTCGCGACCTCCGCGACGTGGGATGTAGCTCCGGCTCCGGACTCTCCCGCGTCGGAGGCGGCGGCGGAGGTCATCCGGCGGACGCTCGGTCTCGGCGGCTACTCGGCTCCGGTCATCGAGTGGGATGGTCGGGTCCTGAGTCTCCCTAGCTGGGAGGCCCGTCTCCGTCAGCTCCTCGTCGGCGCGCTCTATGGGTTTAGTCTCGCGGAGATGGTCGCCTATCCCTACCAGGGGACGACCTACATCGACCTCGAGCCTCGCGACCAGTCGAGCATCCGTCGATGGGTCTATGAAGGGCGACGCCTCGTCGCGGTCGACCAGTGGCTCCGGGAGCCGGGCGGTCTGTCGAGCGTCGGCGATGTCCGCATCCCTTACGAGCGGCTCGTACATCTCGTCTGGCCCTCGCTCTCCGAGGGCGTCGAGGGCGTCGGGCTCCTTCGTCAGGTCGAGCCGCTCGCGGCTGACTATCGGCGGACCGTGAATCTCCGAAACGTCATGACCCAGAGGAACGCGGTCCCGACTCCGACCATTACCATCGACGAGGAAAAGCTCGCCCGTATCAACGGCTCGGCTCCGAGCGCGACGGAGTATGAGGCGGCTCGCGATGAGCTCCTCGAGACGCTCCGGCGATATACCTCCCATGAGGAGAGCGCGCTCGTCCTCCCATCGTGGGCGACCCTCTCTTTCGAGGGCGACGCGGGGAACGCCTACCCTATCAACGCCATCATCGGCGACATCGAGCGGGAGATTCTCCAAGCGTTCTACGTCCAGCATCTCGCGATGGGGTCCTCCTCATCGTCGGGCGCCTATGCGACGGCTCAGACTCACGCGGAACTCGCGGCGCAGATGGCGGGCGACCTCTGTCAGTGGGTCTCCGAGGGCCTCGCGGGATACCTCCGGGCTATCGTCCTCGCGAACATCGGGCCCATCCCGCTCGACGAGCTCCCGCGTCTGACATACAGCGGAATCCGCTCGAACCTCTGGGTCGAGAAGGTCTCGGACGTCGTCTCGCTCCTCTCCGCTGGGGTCATCACTCCGAGCGCGGAGGACGAGCGGGCTATCCGTCAGGCGCTCGAGCTCCCGGCTCCGACCCGCGCGGCGGAGGTCCGCTCCGAGCGGGAGCGTCTCGGTCGGACTCTGCGTCCGGCTCCTCTCTCTCCTCCATCCTTACCTATCCCCGAGGGCGTCTAATGCCTCTCCTCACTCAGGACGAGCTCACTCCTCCCGAGGCGGTCCGCGACGCGGCGCGTCTGGGCGTCGAGCTCCACGAAGCCGGGAAGAGCGGCGAGCCTAATCCGGAGACCGTTCGGCGCGCTAACTCCATCGCGGCGGGCGAGCCTCAGTCGGAGGAGTGGGCGACGGTCGAGGCTCCGGCATGGTTCGCACGACATGAGGGCGACTGGGAGGAGGGCGTCGACGACGTCCCGGGCTCCGAGTCCCCCGGCTATGTCGCGTGGCTCCTCTGGGGCGGCGACCCGGGCGAGGACTGGGTCGAGGGTCTCCAGCAGGCCTACCTCATCCGACGCGCTCGGGAGCTCGACCAGGGCGGCGACACGGGCGCTCGGGTCCAGCCGGGCGTCTCGGCGATGGCTGTCGAGCCGAGTCACGTCGGCGCGCTCATGTCGGGCGCTCCTCGACGACACATCGAGGGCGCGCTCTCGGTCGTTCACGTCGAGGGCCCTCTCTACCCGATGGATTACTACTCGGCGCGGATGGAGCTCCGACGCGCTCAGCTCCAGGGCGAGCGGACGGTCGTCCTCCACGTTGACTCCCCGGGCGGCTACGTCTCGGGAGTCCGGGAGACTCGACGCGCTATCGCTCGAGCTCGCGAGGCGGGGATTTACGTTGTCGCCTACGTCTCCGGAATGGCTGCTAGTGCGGCGCTCTGGGTCGCGGCGGCGGCGGACGAGATCGTCGCGTCTCCTCTCGCTCAGCTAGGCTCCGTCGGCGTCATCACGACCCTCTACCGCGACGCGGAGCAGGGTCAGACGGTCGAGGTCGTCTCGAGTCAGACCCCGCGAAAGCGCGCGTCCGTCGACGATGCCGACTACATCGCGGGCCTCCAGAGGCGCGTCGATGAGATGGCGGGCGTCATGCTCGCGGAGATTGCGGCGGACCGTGGGACGACCGTCGAGGCTCTCGGCGATGGGTCCGTCTACGGTGCGGCGGAGGCTGTCTCTCGAGGACTCGCGGACCGTATCGCGTCCGAGTCCGACGACTGGATGTTTCTCGGGGGCTCGATGCCTCTCGACTATGCGCGGCGTGTCCGGACCGTCACGGCCTCCGCGTCTACCTCAGACGGAGACATGGAGGCCCTCGACATGAGCGAGGAGAAGAAGGCGCTCGACGCTCAGGTCGAGGCGCTCACGAAGGAGCTGGACGCTGTGCGCGCTCAGCTCGAGGCGGCGGCGACCGCGGCGCAGAGCGCGACCGCGGAGCTCCAGAAGCGCGACGCGGAGCGCATGGTCGAGACTCACGTCTCGGCGGGGCGCATCCCCCAGGCGCGGCGCGGTGAGTGGGTCGAGCGGGCGGTTCGCCTCGGGGTCGAGGAGGTCGGGGCGATGCTCTCGGACCTCTCGCCTATCGTCGCGGTCGCGAGCCCGGTCGGTCACGGTGGCGCGGCGGCGGACGTCGAGCAGGTCAAGATGAACCCGCGGGAGGCTGAGGTCGCCCGCGCTAACGACATGCTCGCGCGATTCCGCGGGCTCAAGGGGGCGTGATATGGCAAGCGTGAATGGTCTCCAGAGCATCAAGAGCTACCGCCTCACGGGGACCGTGACGCGCGGTCGCATCGTCAAGGCGGACGGTCTGAGCGGCGGCATCGCGGCGGCGGCTCAGGCGACGGGCGCGGGTGGGTACCTCCTCGGCGTGGCTCTGACGAGCGGCGTCGCGGGCGACATCGTCGACGTCCAGCTCCTCGGCGTGTGTCCGTTCGCCATCGCGAGCGGCGCTATCGACCCCGGGAAGTTCGTCACGGCGGACGCCTCGGGCAAGCTCGTCGCGGCTGCCTCGGGCGACCGTATCATCGGCGTCGTCCTGAGCGGCTCGACCTCGACGGGCGCGACCGCTGACGGCGCGACCGCTGAGCTCAACATTCACCACTCCATCTTCCCCTGAGGTAACGCATCATGAGCGCAGCTAACTTGTCTCAGCTCGCCCCAGTCTCCCCCATCCTCTCGGGCGCGGCCATCGGCGCGGCTCAGAGCGTGGCGGGTCTGGTCTTCCCCAAGCTCCCGATTCAGCAGGTCGCCCCGACCGCTCATCGCGGGACGATCTTCGTCGAGGCCTCCTCGGGCTACATGGGCTCGCCCCAGGTCGTCGCGACGGCTCTCGGCGCTGACTACCCGCGGCGCGCTCTCGGCGCTCCGACGACCGTGCTGTACTCCTGCGAGGAGTACAAGCTCGCGAGCGACGTCATCCCGACGAAGCTCTCCCAGCGCAGCCAGTTCCCGACGGACCTGAGCGAGCGTGAGGCGGGCGCAATCGGTCGTAAGCTCGCCCTCGACATGGAGACCCGCACGGCGGACCTCTTCTTCTCGACGGCGAACTGGCCCGACGCGGCTCTCGGCGCGGTCCCGGGCGCGGGCTCTCAGTGGTCGACGACGGTCACGGCGACCCCGATGCAGGACCTCCACCTCATCAAGACCATCCTCCGCGCTCAGGCCTACGGGCGGGACGCGGACACGGTCATCATGGGTCGCGAGGTCGCGGACGCTCTGGCTATCAGCCTCGCGGCCTCGGGGATTCGCGTCGTGACGAGCGGCGCGGCTCCGGCGGCTCGTCAGGTCGCCTCCGATGCGTTCCTCATCGACATGATTCGCGCGGAGCTCGGCTTGAGCCTCATCATCGGCGGCGGTCGAAAGCAGACGAGCGCGGATGGCGTGGCTTTCGCGAGCTCCTACATCTGGGGGAAGAGCCTCTGGATGGGCTGCCTCGAGGGTGCGGACAGCGTGGCGAATGCGA